ACGGTAACACCCAAGGTGGGTACGCCGGAGGCGCAAGTCGTCCAGTAACCCTGATCGCTATTCGCCCAGGGTACGGTAAGTTTGCTGTTGGCACGGGTACGATCACGCAGTCGAAGTCGATCAAAATCTCGGCAACGGCAGAACAGGATCGAGTCTACGCCTAATAAGGACGCCAAGTGGCCATCACTTTTGACGGAGTCAACAAACTAGCCACACTCTCCGCAGGTACGACATCGCTATCGGTGATCGACCTGTGGAGCCGGTGGGAGGACTGGGTTGCAACCTCGGACAACATCAAGTACCTGCCGATGTTCGCATCGGTTGGCGGGGACGTCATCGATGCCGGGGCGGGCACATCCGTCCCGCTTTACTGCTTCCTGCTGAACGGCTGGCGGGTGAAGCCTCAAGAGGCCGACCATACGCTGAACGTAACAAGCGGCGTGCTGCTGGTCTCGGGTGGCGGCGATCCGTTCGTGAATACGACAGGTAATTACATTGTGCGTATCAACTACTCGCAGCCTGTGCAAGCCATCACGGTAAGCACCGGAGGCGGAGGCGGCGGGGCAACAGCGGCTGACATCTGGTCCTACGGCAGCAGATCGCTGACGACCAGCTTCCCGTCCATACCGACCGCTGCCGACACAGCCTCGGCCGTGTGGGCCAAGGCGCTGGAAGGCTTGACTGCAGAAGAGATGATGCGCGTCATGTTGGCCGCCCTGGCTGGCAAGCGTGAAGGTCTGGGTACTCCGACTGAGCAGTACATGGGCCGCGATGGTGTAACGCCGCGGATCACCCTGACGGCTGACGTCAACGGCAACGGAACACCGACAGTCAATGGCGCTGCTTAAAAACAGACTACTAAACGGGGCGCTATTCGCTGGCGCCCTGTTCGGTGCCGTCCAGGTTGCAGAGGACCAGGTACCCCAGGCTTCACTCGATAAGTTAGACAACCAGGGCTACGAGCAGCAGGTCCGGGCCAAGTACGACCTGATCGATCACCAGCGTGCGCTTGAAGAGGCACGAGCTGTTCAAGAAGCTGAGAAGTTCACGTCCGTTGAACAAGAGCCTGTTCACGTAACAGAGTCCGCGGATGTACCGGTAAAGGCCCCTCTTGCACCGCTTGAAATGCTGGTCGCTGAGGTACAAAGCCCAGACATCGCTGCTGAACAGGCAGCCCTCGAACAACAGCAGCGAGACAACGCGCTCGCCCTTCTACTGATTCTCAGTGAAGTATGATTTTTTCAACCCTGTAAAGGAGAACTACTGTGGCAACTAAAGATGAGGATGCACTGGAAGGCTTGACCGCCGACGAGCGCGCCGCACTCGAAGATGGTGATGAGGATGAACTTGAAGCTCTGAAGGAGATCGCGGAAGACAGCGACGAGAGCGACGATGGGGACGAAGCCCCGGCTGCAAAGGATGAACCTGCAGCCACAGACGAAGACCAGGATGCCGCAGCAGACGACGAGTCCGAAGAAGAGGAAGACGAGGATGACGATGAGCCAGTAGACCTGGCGCCATTCACTCCGCGTTACCAGGTCGACCCGGTCGAGAACTTCGACCAGCAGATCGCGGACTTCAGCGCAGAGAAGAAGTCCCTGCGCGAGCAGCTCAACAACGGCGACATCGACCTCGATGCCTATGAGACTGCCAAGGACGAGATCGTAGCCAAGGAGCAGGCGCTGCGCGAGCAGAACCTCAAGGCAACGATTGCATCCGAGCAGAATCAGCAGAACATCCAGGCCCGCTGGCAATGGGAGCAGGAGAAGTTCTTCAACGCTGACGCCAACAAGATGTACGGCGCCAACAAGCTGCTGATGGCCGCCATGGATACCGCGGTCAAGGAGCTGGCTGCTGACACAGCCAACGCCGACAAGTCCGCGGCCTGGTTCCTGGAAGAGGCAGACAAGCAGGTCCGTTCTGCATTCGGCCTGAAGGATGAAGTCAAGGCACCAGAAGACAAGAAGCCGAAGGGCCGCAAGCCCGACCTGTCCGTGGTACCGAAGACCCTGTCCAATCTGCCGGCCGCTGATCTGAATGAAACAGGTGGCGACGAGTTTGCCAACCTGGACAAGCTGGAAGGCATGGCCCTCGAGGCCGCGCTCAACAAGCTGTCACCTGATCAGCAAGCTCGCTACCTGGGAGCTGCTGCTTGACACGACTGAAACTAGACTTGCGCGTTGGGGAGTCCGTCAAGTTTGACGGCGGACGTATTGAGGTGACACTCCTCGAGAAGTCCGGCCAGCGCGCAAGGCTGGATATCAGGGCCGATAAGGACGTCAAGATCGACACCCCGAAGAAAGCAGCGGATGTCGCAAAACAGGGCTTGACAATGAAGTAAATGCTGGTCGGCGTGGTTTCATCACGCTACCAAACAACGCGCGCACGAGTGTGAGTTGAAAGGGAATTAACTTAACTTTTCAAGGAGCACAACATGGCACGTACCGTAATCGGGGCGGGTGATGCAAAAGCAGTCAAGCGGTATTCCGCGTTTCTGGCTGTCGATGTAGCACGTCAGTCCTACTTCAATCGCAAGTTCATGGGTGTAGGCGAAGAAGCCCAGACCCCTCTCCAAACCCTGCCTCATCTGGAAAACGATGCTGGTGACAACGTCTCTTACGACCTGGTCATGCAGCTCAAGATGAAGCCTGTGCAAGGTGATACCACCCTGCGCGGCAAAGAAGAAGACCTGAAGTTCTATACAGACAGTCTTCTGATCGACCAACTGCGTGGCGGTGTCAACACCGGTGGCGCAATGACCCGCAAGCGTACCATCCACGATCTGCGTAAGATCGCTCGCGTTCGCCAAGGCGAATGGTGGTCCCGTCTGTTCGATGAAACGATCTTCCAGTATCTGTCTGGCGCTCGTGGCGTTAATGCCGACTTCATCGAAGACACCTCCTTCACAGGTTACGCCGGTAACGCTTTCGTTGCCCCTGACTCTCAGCACCTGATGTTCGGTGGCGCAGCTGGCCACGTCAAGAACACCCTGGACAGCTCCGATGGTATGTCTCTCAGCCTGATCGACCGCGCTGTAGCTCGCGCTGAAGTGATGGGCGGCGGCACCTCTGGTCTGCCACAGATTCAGCCTTGCATGATCGACGGCGAAGAAACTTTCGTAGTTGTGATGCACCCCTGGCAAGAGTACACCCTGCGTACCACGTCTTCGACTGGTTCCTGGCTGGACATCCAGAAGGCTGCAGCTGCTGCTGAAGGCCGCAACAACCCGATCTTCAAGGGTGCCCTGGGTATGTACAACGGCGTCGTGCTGCACAAGCACAAAGGCGTTGTCCGCTTCAGTGACTACGGTTCTGGTGCAAACGTCAACGCAGCTCGCGCCCTGTTCCTGGGTCGTCAAGCTGGTGTGGTTGCATTCGGTTCCCCCGGCACTGGCCTGCGTTTCGACTGGAATGAAGAAGTCGAAGACCGCGGCAACCAGGTTGTCATCACCACCTCTTCCATCTTCGGCGTTAAGAAGACTGCATTCTCGATCGACGGCACCTCGCGTGACTTCGGCGTGATCGCTCTCGACACCTACGTCGCTGATCCTAGCTAATAAGGAGTAAGACATGGCTATCGTGAAAAGCTCTACCGTTTCTAACCAGACTCCGGCTCCGGTCCCTTTCGACCAGGCCACCGTCACGGTTGTTGAGACGATCAACCTGACCGCTGCCCAAGTGGCGGCTAACAACGTAATCGAGCTGGGCATTCTGCCAGCTGGTTGCGTACCTATCAGCTACGTGTTGGCTGCCGACGACCTGGACTCCGGCGCGACCGTGACCATGGACCTCGGCATCGTCAACTCTGGCGAGACCGCTATCTCCGCAGCTACGGCTGACGGCGGCAGCAAGTGGGTTACTGCATCGACCTTGGCTCAAGCTGGCGGCCTCCTGCTGTCCACCGCTTCCAAGGCTGCATACGACATCGTTAAGGCCGTTACCCCGGTCGACGCGAACCGTATCGTCGGTGTTGTGTTCCCGGCAGGCTCTACCGGTCAAGCCGGCAAGCTGCGCCTGGAACTGTCCTACGCACCAGCTCGTCCTTAACTGACTGAAAACGGCCCGGGCTAACCCCTGGGCCGTACTTCACGGAGACTGCAATGAAGATCAAGTATGTAGGTATTCGTAACGCTGACGATTCTCTTCCGAAGGTTCTCCTCAATAGTGGCGAGTTCGTTCAAATCGAAGAAGCTGGCCTCGAAGTGTCCCAGGACGAAGCTGCAAAGCTCGTGGCTACTGGCAACTTCGTAGCTGTAACAACCCCAGCACCGGCCAAGGCCGTTGCGAAAAACAAGGCTGAGTAATGGCTGCATTAACAGCCTTTGCAAAGTACGTCAGGCCATCGGTCCCGGGCTGTCCGGAACCGGTGCTGCTTGATGCAATCCTGCGCGCCTGCATTGAATATGCAAGCCGCACCAAATTCCTGCAGGAGACCATCACCGTCAACACGGCGATCGGCGCTACTGCATACACACTGGCTACGGGTACAGGCACCGAGCCGATCGAGATCAGATCGATCAAACGAGACACCACAGGACTGAACCCTTCCGGCAGATACGACGTCGACGCGGAAGGCCTGGACCTGTCTGAAGGTACCCCGACCGACTTCTACCTGGAGTCCGACGGCTCCATGATCATTTACCCTGCGCCTGACGCAGCAGAAGCACTGCTGGTCAAGGTGGCTGTAGCTCCGACCAACTCCGCGACCACAGTCAGCGACGCATTCCTGGTGGCCGGACGTATCGACAAGATCGCCGCAGGCGCCAAGGCGATCCTGATGCTGATGCCTAACACACCATGGAGCAACACCCAGGATGCTGCAATCCAGGTCGGCATCATGGAGGCAGCCATTGCGCTCGAGACGCTGAAACAAGCAAAAGGTGGGACGCGCCGCGTGCTGCGTACCAAAGCCTCGTACTTCTAATACCAATAAAAATGGAACCGCAAATGGATATACACCCACTGACGCCGC